GGGAACTATCGGGTTTCCACGTTCAAAAAGCGGGTTGATGCGGGAGATTGGGATGGTGCAGCCGATCAGTGCCTTCTCTGGAATAAAGCTGCGGGTCGAGTTCTCCCCGGTCTTACTCGTCGCCGTGCCGCCGAAGCTGCCTTGATGAGGTAAGCAATGCCACTTCAAAAAATACTTTTTAAACCTGGAGTCAATCGAGAAAATACTCGGTATACGACCGAAGGTGGTTGGTATGACTGCGACAAAGTTCGTTTTCGTCAAGGCACGCCCGAAGTAATCGGCGGTTGGAATCGCATATCTGCCAGTACATTTTTAGGTGTTTGCCGATCGCTTTGGAATTGGGTTACGTTAGGTGGGCTTAACCTTCTTGGTGTAGGTACAAATCTTAAGTTTTATATTGAGCGTGGTGGTACGTACTACGACATCACTCCTATTCGCGAAACTGTAACGCTTGGTGCCGACCCTTTTACAGGTAATGGAACAACCACGGTCACAGTTACAGACACTGCGCACGGTGCAGTCAATGGAGATTTTGTTACTTTTTCTGGAGTTACAGGGACATACGCAAGTCTGTTAAATGCGCAGTTTGAAATAACTTATGTAGGCCCCAATTCATATACCATCACAACCACTTCTGTTGTAGCCGCCGGAGTAACTGGTGGTGCTTCGGTTCAAGCCGCATATCAAATTAATGTTGGTGCTGCTTATGCTGTGCCTATTGTAGGCTGGGGTGGGGGCACTTGGGGGTCTGGAACTTGGGGGTTTGGTACTAGTACTTTAGCTCCTATTAGGTTGTGGAGCCAAACTAATTACGGCGAAGATCTCATTTTTGGCCCTCGTGGGGGCGGTATTTATTATTGGGATGCAACTACAGGTACTGGAACTAGAGGGTATTTGTTACGTACTCCCTCTTCTACTTACGGTGCTGTTTCCATTCCTGTTGCTTCTCCTGCTGTTGTAACTGCAACAAGCTTACTTTTGACCGAAGGTGCGGCTATCCAGTTTAACTACACAACTGGAGGAAATTTGCCGACTGGAATAAGCACGGGTACAACTTACTACGTCTACAACGTCGATGGGTTGTCTTTCCAATTGTTGGATTCTGCTGGTGCCGTTGTAAATGCTACAGGCAGTGCAGCAACAAATGCATATGTGTCTCTTTTAGAAGATGTCCCGTCAGTACAAAATTATATTTCTGTATCGGATACCTCTCGGTTTATTTTTGCGTATGGCGCTAATGACTACGGTAGTTCCAGCCAAGACCCCATGCTGATTCGCTGGTCAAACCAAGACGATCCGTATAACTGGACACCAAACGCTACAAACCAAGCTGGGTCGGTACGGTTATCACATGGGTCAGAAATAATTACTGCAATTCAAACTCGTCAGGAAATCGTTGTATTCACTGATGCGTCGGTGTATTCGTTGCAGTATCTCGGCCCTCCGTACGTGTGGGGCTCGCAGCTTCTTGGTGACAACATTTCAATCGTCGGGCAAAACTGTGTAGCTCTTGCATCCGGTATTGTGTATTGGATGGGTATTGATAAGTTTTATTTGTACGACGGTCGTGTGCAAACGCTGAATTGTGATTTACGTCGATATGTATTTAGTGACATAAACAAAGCACAGTTTCAGCAGGTTTACGCTGGGACTAACGAAGGTTTTAATGAAGTTTGGTGGTTTTATTGTTCTGCTGATTCAACGACGGTTGACAAGTACGTGGTGTACAACTACCAAGAACGTATTTGGTATTTTGGTACGATGGCCCGTACTGCTTGGCTTGATACGGATTTGAGGGATTATCCTGTTGCAGCTACGTACAGCAACAATATTGTGAATCATGAATCAGGTCTAAACGACAATGAAACCGGTACTGAAGTAGCCCTTGCAGCTAACATCTCTTCGTCTGAATTTGATATTGGTGACGGGCACAACTTTGGGTTTGTATGGCGTGTGCTGCCTGACTTAACGTTTTCTAGTTCCGAAAACACCCCAAGTGGCGATTCCCCTGCGGTATCAATGACGCTGTACGGGTTGTACAACTCTGGTTCGGGTTCTGTAACGTCTGCTAGTGCGCAAGTAGCCAGCAGTGCAACCTACGTCATTACCGAAGAGTTCACCGGACAGATCTTCACACGCTTGCGTGGAAGGCAGATGATTTTCAAGGTTGAGTCCAACCAAATCAATACAACTTGGCAGCTTGGTGCGCCACGTATTGACATCAGACCAGACGGCAGACGCTAACATGAGTTTCGTTGTCACTACAGAATACCAACTAGACAAGATTGCTGCGCCTAATCTTCCGTTAGCTCCTCGTGAATGGGACCAACGGTTCCAAGATCAATACAGCAACGTCTTACGTCTGTACTTCAATCGTATTGATGACTTTTTGGCAAGGCTTATGGCAACTACATCCACACTCCCAATTTCGGGTACGGTCACGTTGCCCGGAACTTATTTTGATGCGTTTGGTCGGCAACGGGTAAGCGAACCCTACTCTCTTTTTGATAGCCAGAATAGGTATGCCGCCGACAATCAATTTGATGTATCAACTACAGGAACCGGTACAACTACTTTTCTTCCTAATGAAGCAGCCGTCAAGATGGAAGTTACAGGTGCGGGTGTAGGTTCGGTTACCCGTCAGTCTTATCGGTCCTTTCCTTATCAGCCGGGGAAGGGCTTGTTGGTGCTTGCAACCTTTGTGATGGATAGCAGCCAAAGCTTAAATCTAACGCAGCGGGTTGGTTACTACAACGACCAAAACGGCGTATTCTTCCAACGAGTGGATGGAACCTATTCATTTGTATTACGGTCTTACGTTACAGGTACGGCATCTGATGCAAGAACGGTAACCCAAGCTAATTGGAACGGCGACAAATTAGATGGTACAGGTGAGTCAGGTTTGACGCTTGATCCTAGCAAGGCGCAGATTCTCTGGATGGATTTTGAGTGGCTTGGCGTTGGGTCAATCCGATGTGGGTTCATTATTAATGGTCAGTACATCGTTTGTCATACATTTAACAATGCGAACGACATCTCCAACGTTTATATGACCACGGCTATTTTGCCGGTTAGGTATGAGATCAGTTCAGCCACGTCTGCGGTTGCGGCCAGCATGAAAGCGATTTGCTGCTCGGTTGTTTCTGAGGGTGGGTTTGAACAGACCTCTATTGACCATGTAGCAAGGCGCACCACATCGTTTACTAATATTGATACGGCAGCGTTTTATCCTATCGTGTCCATTCGTCTTGCTTCAGGACGCACCGGGGCAGTGGTGTTACCCAACCGTACACAGTTTTTACCGTTAACTAGCCAGAACTATGAAGTGGCGTTAATAAAAAACACCACGCTTACTGGGGCAACTTGGGCGGCAACTGTGCCGTCTGATTCCAACGTTGATTATGATGTTGCCGCTACAGCGATGAGTGGCGGCACGATTGTTCAAACAGATTACGTCACATCAACAGGCAGTGGCGGTACGGTAAATACTTCCACAGCTACAGGCTACAACTGGGATCTTCAATTAGGTGCGACAATTGCCGGAGTAAGCGATATTTATACGCTAGGTGTAAGAACTGTATCTGGTGCAACTAAAGGAGATGGCGTCGGGTCTATTTCCTTCTACGACCTAACCCAATAAAATGATCAAAATTGTTTCAAAGGGGCAGCAATGAGCCTAGCCATTATCGCCAATGAATTAGCCTCGAAGGGTCGAGGTCCTGACACCATGCTTGTTCACATGGTCCCGGAAGAAGTTCGCAGTTTGCAAGCACTTGCAAAAGCACACGGTGGGTCACTGACAATCAATCCTGAGACTGGGCTCCCTGAAGCTGGGTTCCTGAAATCGTTACTACCTGCGCTTATTGGTTTCGGCCTTAACTTGGTTGCTCCTGGTGTTGGTTCTGCTATTGGCTCCATGATTGGCACAAGCGGCGCTGTCGGTACAGGTCTGCTAGTAGGTGGTGTTGAAGCCCTACGTACTGGTGATTTGGGTAAAGGCATCATGGCTGGACTTGGTGCTTATGGTGGTGCTCAGTTTGGTGGTGCAGTGGAAGGGTTAGGGGCTAAGGCTCTTACAGGCGAAGGTATGTCTGCGTTGGTTAGTCCAGATGCTATAGCTGCGTCTGGTGAATATATGTCTGGTTTGTCACAACCCGAAATAGCTAAATTAATGGGGGCAACTGCCACACCCGAACAACTTGCGGCTACAAGAGCAGCTTTAGGTCCAGAAGCGATAGCGCAACGGGGTTTTCAGGCTGCTACTGGTGAAGGCGGTCTTGGTTCACTTGCTTCTCAAATGGGTGGAGGTAGGGCTGCGTTGATGGCTGGTGCTGCTGCGGCGTCTCCGGTCTTTGCAGATATGGCGGTCCAAAAAGGATTACCTCAAACAAAGACGACTTTGCCGACTGCGTATATTCGTCCGTACACCTACGATCCCTACGCTCAACAGTACACTGCACTTCCTCCGGTCAAAGCTGAAGAGGCTGCGGGTCGTGAGTTTCCCTACAGTATCCCTCCTGGTATGGCAGAAGGTGGAGTTGCCGACGGTGGATTGATGGGGTTGATGTACCGTAACGAACCGGTTGTTCGTATGGCTAATGGTGGTATATCCGAAGGACTTAGATATGCAACCGGTGAAGGTGGTATTGGAGAAGAGCAATACTACAAAAACATAGCTAATTACATAGCAACCAACCCCAACCTTACTTATGATCAAGCTCAAGCAGCCATGAGCCAGTACGGCATTTCTGCTGCGGACCTTACTAGAGCACAACAAATTAATCCTGCTTTGTTTTCCGGCGCGGATGTATATGCGCTTACTAACAAAAACATAGGGCCTACCGCTAACACACCTGAAACTTATGGTGGGTTGGCCGGTATCAGCAGTAATATCAATTACGCCCTACAACAAAACCCACAGATGAATGAAGCGCAAGCTAGGGCGGAACTTGAAAAATATGCGCTAAACGAAGCTGACTTTCGACGTGCTACAGGTAAGTCGGTAGAAGATTATTTTAAAGTTACTCCTCCCCCTCCTCCTGTAACTAAACCTGTTATTGGTGAAAGTACGGCTGTTATCGATGAAGTTAAACCTGTAACTGTTGAAGAAGATGCTATCAAATATGGTGGTGGGTTTAATTCTTTAAATTGTCCGACTGGATACGTATTCGATGCAGTTAAAAATGCTTGTGTGCCTATCACGGAAGAACTCACTCGCGTATCCGAACCTACTGTAATAAGTAAGGCTCCTGAAACTGCTTTAGCTCCTGGTGTTGGTGGTAGCGATGTAGCTGTACTCAACCCCAACGGCACAATTACTACAATGCCTAATATCCCTGATCGTCCGGCAGGTGGGTTTACGGGTATGCAGCAGGTACGTGACGCGTATACAAAAAGTGGTGGGAATCTGGGCTACACGTCACCCGTACCTACGTCTTATGCTGATTTCTTAGCACGGTACGATAAAACTTCTGGTGGGTCTAAATCTGCTTATGACTACTTGATGGGTAAAGCTGGTGCTGCTTATCCGCTACGTCCTGTTACACCGACGGGCGAGATTATGCGTCCGTATGCTGAGTCTGTTTTGGGTATGCCTCGTCCTTCGTATCAGAACAAATATACGTGGGATACAAGCAAGCAGCAGTATGTCGCTAACCCCAACTACCAACCCAACATCATTACGACTAAAGACAAAGACGGTAAAACTATCACTGCTGTTCGTGAAGCTGATAACCGCTATCGTGGTGCTGACAATAACTACTACGATGCTGCTGGTAAGTTAATTGAAGAGATGAAAAAAGAGTTAGCTGGTGGTGCCGAAAGTAAATCCGAGGAAAGAGTAGAAGGTGGAGCGGATGGTGGACTATTTGCTGAAGGAGGGCTTTCGAGTCTTTCTTATAACCTTGGCTCTTACTCTGACGGCGGTAGGTTGCTGCGCGGTCCTGGTGATGGGGTATCTGATTCTATCCCTGCGGTTATTGGGCAGAACCGTCCAGCGCGTTTGGCCGACGGTGAATTCGTAGTCCCTGCTCGTATCGTCTCAGAACTTGGAAACGGCTCCACAAACGCTGGTGCTAGAAAACTATACGAAATGATGGATCGGGTTCAGAAAGCCCGCCGTAAAACAGTCGGAAAAGGCAAAGTCGCTAAAGACAGCAGCTCCGACAAATATCTCCCTGCTTAAGGAGTTGCAGCATGGCTGACCCTATCCCGACCGCAATTCAACAGACTCAGATTGGCTTTGCCCCTGAGATTTCTCCCTATGCCCAAGATTTACTTGGGCAAACTGCTGCGCTTACTGATGTTACTCAGAACCCTTACATGCAGTATCAAGGGGATCGTGTTGCTCAGTTCTCTCCTCTCCAACAGCAGGCTTTTGAAAACGCAGCACTCATGCAGACTGCGCCTCAGCTTTCTGATGCGACGGGTTTGGCTGGGCTTGCAGGACTTGGGGCGCTTAATACCGCTTACACCTACAACCCTGTAACTAATCAGTACTCGCGTCCTGATCTTTACCAATCTGGGTCTTTTGCTACGGACAAGGTTGGTACGGGCTCGTTTACTGATGCGGGGGTTGCTCAGCGGTACATGAACCCCTACACGGACATTCTGAAGCAAGAGGCAAAGAGGCAAGCAGGTATTGCTGGGTTAGCCGACCAAGCTGGTGCAGTTCGATCGGGGGCTTTTGGTGGTGCCCGAGACTTTATTCAGCGTTCAGAGCGTAATCGTGCACTGCAACAACAACTTGGCGGTATCGATGCGGCTGCGTATCAACAAGCCATGCAGCAGTTCAACACTGAGACTGGACTCGGCCTACAAGCTGCGCTAGCAAACCAACAAGCAAAACTTGCTGCACAGCAACAAGCAGAACAGTCTAGGCAGTTTGGTTACGGTCAACAAATGGGTGCGGCGGGACAACAGGCTCAGTTCGGTCAAGCTGCTGCTCAACTCAACGCACAGCAAGGTCAGTTTGGTGCGGGGCTCGGCCTTCAAGGGTTACAGACTGCGCTTCAAGCGGCTGGTCAGCTAGGCAACTTAGGCCAAACTCAGTATGGGCAGAACCTCGGTATCAACCAGCTTCAAGCTCAGTACGGCCTACAGCAGCAACAGCAAGCGCAAAATATCCTGAACCAGCAGTACCAAGACTACCAAAACTATCTAAACTACCCCTACAAGCAGCTTGCGTTCATGTCCGACATCATTCGGGGTGTACCTCTGTCTGCACAGGGATCGACGGTTTATCAAGCTGCGCCGACAACCATCCAGAATTTAACGTCTCTTGGGCTTGGTGCGGCAGGTATCTCCTCGCTTTTAAAAGCAGAAGGCGGTAGGATTGATGAAAACGAAGGACTCAGGGGCGGTGGCTTGGGTGCTATTGCATTGAACACAATGGTGTGAGGTAAAAATGGCAATCGATAAGGCTTCGATTTTCGCCGAGCGGTTTAAAACAAACCCGACGATTCTTCAGCAAGCGGTGCTCGGTCAAGGCCAAGTGCCTAACCTCGATGCGTTCACTGCACTCCGAGCCCTTCAGCTCATTAAAGAAGAAGCTGCCATGCGTTCTGCGATGGCGGGTCAAAATGCTCCTCCAAAAGGTGGTCCTTCTTTAGTACAGGAAGCCATTCAACCTGCCGGTCTTAGCGCCATGCCAGCACCTACACAAGGTTTTGCTCCTGGAGGAATTGTCGCTTTTTCTGGAGATGAAGACGATGATGAAAATGAAGGTCAAGTAACCAGAGAAAATCCTGCGCTTACTGAAGATGAGGCTAAAGGTTTAGGCTCCGTGAGGACTCGTCTACTTAATGAAATAC